AGAACAATTAAGAAGAACGGAAGAGCATCCCTTGAGAGCAGAAAGTTTAGAGCAACAATAGAGAAAACATTTTTATATTGTGGCGCTATCTTATTTGTTTTTGGAATAGAGAAATATATAGCTGGAGACATCGTGGCTCATTTTATAGCAGTTGACTTACTACTAACGAAAGCATTTGCTTTTTATTGTGTGTACACTGAGGTAAAGAGCATGAATGAAAGTTACAAGGATGTAACAGGAAGAGATGTCTTAGCAGGATTTAGAAAGTTTGTTTCTGGAATCAAGACTGAAGGAGATAAGTGGAAATAATATGGTAAAGAATTACACAGACATTCAACTTTTAGATAAAGTTAAGAGTTTAAGTAGCTTCAAGAATATTCCTGTTGGATATTGGTTACTAGGCGTTCGCTCTTCTGAGGATAAGCCAAATCATTTTGACGATAAAATATATTTGTTTGATGGAGATAAGTTTATTATGGTTACTAGTTGTACTACTAACCCTGGAACTCCGATATTAAAGAACGGTTTTAAATCATATAACAAGGAAGGAGCTGCAGTTGTTAGCGCTGATACTTGGCACTACGATATTTGGAAATATGGATTACATAAAGGTAAGATGCCTGCATTATTACAGATAGGTGCTGAGATTAAAATCCATAGAGATGGTGATAGTGACGACAAGTCTGAGGAATTAGGTAAAGAACAACATGGTTGGTACGGCATAAATTTCCATGCTAATACATACAACTTAAGTGCATCAAAGAATGAGAATGTAATCGCTGGTTGGAGCGCTGGATGTCAAGTAGTTAATGACACACCTAAATACAAGAAAATAATTGAATTAATCAAAGCTAAAGGTGGTAAAATATCTTATTGCTTATTAAACGAATTCTAATGGCTAGAAATACATTGGCAGGAACTAAAGTGGGTAAAGGGAAAACAGCTAAGTTTTACCAAGCAAATCCAGATGCTAAAAAAAAGAAAGCTGAGTACGATACTGCGTATAACGCTAAACCATCTAGAAAGCGATATAGAGCCCTTTTACAAGCTATTAATAGAGAAAATGGAACTCACGGTAATCACGATGGAAAAGATGTAGCACATACATCTAAAACGAAAACTATATCTCAAGACCAATCAAAGAATAGAGCGGATAAGAAAAGAAAATTCTTTAAATAATTAACAATTCCATTTTCTTAATGCAAGAGTCTTTCTTGTTGGCTCACCATTTGGTTTTTTAGCAGGGCCTGGCATACCAGACATTCTTGCGCAAAAGCTCTTTCTTCTTTTAGCGTCTTTACTTCCTGCTTTTAATTTAGATGGTTTAGTTGTTACAGCCATTTTAAGCGCACTACCAGGATGAGAAGCTCTATAACTAGCTACACCTTTTGCGTTCAATCCTCCCGTAGGATTCTTACCTTCTTTTCTTGTCCAAGCCTCTGTCTTCACCATTACTTTATTTTATAAATCCAAAGATAATATAAAATATTATTACAATAATTCTACGTTGACTGTAACATTTACGTTAGGAAACACTTCGTTTATTTTCTTAAGAAGTAGCATTCCGTGAGGACCTTTACCATCTTCTACTGATAACAACATTTTTTCTTGAACTCCTAACTTTTTAGCGAATGGTTCTGCATGTAATTTTAGATGCTGAACTCTTATCATCGTAACAATCTCACCAATATCTTCTGGCAATAAATCGAATGTATATTTTTCCATAATTTAAAAATATGGTTGACCTATACACCATAAGGTTTGTTTCTATTAGAACGGCATGTCGTCTGCCACGCTATTCAAAGATTCGCTAACCGATGTTTTCGGTTGGTTAAAATCTTTTGCTCCATCTTTATTAGCTCTAGAGAAAGTCTTGAATATAGTACAAGATATTTCTTTATACTCTTTCTTTTCTCCGTCTTTAGTTGTCCAAGCGTTAGTAGAAATACTTCCTTCCACATAAATCTTATCTCCCTTTTGGATTAAGGCAGCTCTCTCAGCAAGAGCAGGAATAGCAAAGATGCACTTGTGCCACTCTGTCTTATCTTCCCATTTACCATCTTTCTTGTATCCATCAGATGTTGCTATTGATACTTGAACTAACTTTCTTCCAGATTCAAAATCTTTCACTTCTACATTTCCTACGTTGCCCAACAGGACAACTCTGTTAATTGTTGACATTTGCTTACTTTTTTAATTTACTTAAATATTCATTGACTTCTTTTTGTGAGTGTAGCCAAACCACTTCTGTATTGGGTTTATCTTTAAGTAGATTCTTTAACATCTTATATTTTATCTTTGATACCTCGGTTGCGAATCCCTTTGTGTCTATGTAGATTACTTTTCCGTCTAGATTTAGTACGAAGTCTACTATTAGCGTTATAGCTCTGATTCCAGCGCCATTGTATCTAAATTTGTCTATAAGTATTGTAGTCTCTTGAAACTCAAACTCAAACCCCAATAAGTTTAATTGATTATAACAATAGAATTCTAGTTTGGAGTCAAATTTAACTCCATTCACTTCTATCTTTTTATTTCCGTATTTACGAGTTGGTAATTGCATAATTTTCTCCATAAACGGATACGATAATGCTATCACTTTCCGATTGAGGGAATTTAATTTCAATTCGTTTCTTCAGCCTACTCTCAATCTTATTAGCTATAGCAAATAATAATCTATCAAATATGTTAAGATGTTTTGATATTTTTTTAACAATCTTCTTCTCAGTAGCAGTTTGCTGTATGTTAGCAATCTCCTTCATCGTATCGCTCTCTATGTATAAATTGAAGTTTCTTTCTATAATTGGTCTGAAGTTAGCTGACCTCATAGTATCTGAGGCTATCATCTTTCCATTGTCATTATAGATAGGATTACCATCCATGTCCATAGAGCTCATCTTAGAGCTGTGAAGTTCATCAAACAACATAATCAACCTATCAGCCAATCCGTACTCGTGAGCGGCTTCATATAGCGAATAAAACGTGTTTGACATAGTATCAGCTACATCTAAAATGTTTGCTGCTTCGCGAAGCTCTTTAACTTGTTCTTCAAGTAGAGAATTTCGAAGTCTTCTTGCTTTAATACCTGGCATCTTTGGTTGCTTTGGTAGCTTAACCTCAAATGCTTTCAAGTAGTCCAGCGTCTGTAAAAGTTGTTTTTCCATGGTTATTTAATTAATTTGTAACAAAAATAATAAAAAAATGTTAATACTAATGTATAAGTGGGTCGAATTTATAAGATATTTCGGATAGGTATTCTACATTTTCAATACTCATAATCTTGAATATAATTTTATCGTAGTCTCCCCTGTGTATAAACTCTTTATATATTTTATCAAACAATACCTTTTCTTTTTTTTTACTTACTATTTCCCCAAGCAATAAAGTAATTGGTTGTTTATGTAACTTATATATAGAAATGTCGTATTGTTTAACCTTCTTGCTTCTTGTTGGGATTCTACATTCTATTGTTATGTCCGCAACGTATATCTTAGGTTTAACTTCTTCTGAAAATATATCTATCATATCTTATCAAAATCTGTGTCAGCCAACGGCTTAAGTTTATTTATACCCCAAGTGACTGCTAATTTATATAATACTGAATTTAAACTCTCTAGTCCCTTAGCATCTGCCCACTTGTTCTTGTAGTAATACTTAGTGACTACACAACTTGTTAATGGAATATCTCCATTCTCTCCGTGTCCGTGCTCAACCTTGATAACGATGCTGTTTCCGTGCCAAGAGTCTGCTATCCTTTCTAACATTAATCTTTGCCCTGTTGGTATATCGTATCCAAACCTTTTAACTTCAATTAATATTAAATGTTTGTTATCAAATTCTAATACACAATCAATGTCAGATGGGTGTACACTACCGAACTCGAAACCTTCAAAGTCAATTGCCTGACTTGCTAGTTTACTATTTTTTATTAACGCCATACTAAAAAGGTTGTGAGCCACTCCAATCAAAATCTACATTGGGCTTTAGTGTCTCTTGTTTATACTCTTCTCTATATTCATCTCTCCCTCCTGGATTCTTCCAAGCGGGTATTGTATCATCAAATGTTAGCTGTATGTCCTCAAGGTCTCCATCTCTGTGCTTAGCTATAACAGCGTAGCCGTCTTGAGCCGTGGGGTTGTTTTCTCTTTCGTTTACATCCATATAGTAACCTGCTCTATACAAGAACATTACGATGTCTGCATCTTGTTCTATGTCTCCCGACTCTCTTAAGTCACTAAGCATTGGCTTCTTATCAACCCTATGTTCAACTGCTCTAGATAATTGTGCTAGTGCAACTACAGGTATCTTTAATTCGTTAGCCATATCTTTTAGCTTCCTTGAAATGTCTCCGACTTCATTCGTTCTGTTCTGAGCGCCTGGAGATGTAATCTTCTGTATGTAATCTATAACTACATAGTCAAGTCCCTCAGAGTATTTTAATTTATACACTAATGATAGAACATCTGATATGGTAAATGAGCCTGCAACAATCTTGAAACTTGCTTTCTCAATTCGCTTTCTAGCTTGCTCGTACTTAAGTGTTTCATCTCTTGTTAAGTTACCACGCTTCAATGAATACCCAGGAATACCACTATCAACACATATCAATCTCTTCATAACTTGAACCTCATCCATCTCGCACGATATGAATAATCCTTTCTTGTTATCTCGTATGGAAGCATTCCTAATTAATCCTAGCGCAAACTGAGTCTTACCCATCGCAGGTCTAGCTGCAATTATAATAAAGTTTGTAGGTTGCATGCCAGATGTTAATTTATCATAACGAGTGTATCCTGTCTTGATTCCATTAATTCCTTCGTGGTTTAGTGCTTCCTCCATTCGTTTATCTAATTCTTCTAACAATTCTTTGTTAGTAAAATCTTTTTTATTGACGATGGACTTGAATTTGTTGTCAGCAATATGAGATTGCATGATGTTTATCACTTCTTTAGGGTCGTAAGACTCTGAGGCAGACATATCGGATATCTTTTTAGATATGAACACATGCTCGTGTCTAACATCTTCAGATATTAGATAGTTCAGCGCACTCTTAACCTCCGAAGATGATTGAGATGAGAACTTAGAGTGTAGTTCAGGCAGTATGGCAAGGGCTTGTTTTCCGAAAGGTGACTTAGTTTTCTTTAATTCTTGGTAGACGGTTATTAAATTGATTGCTCCTTGTTCAAGGTAGATGCTTGTTATACATTCAAATATTGTTTTGTTTATTTGATGCTCAAACATTTCAGCCTTAACAGAAGACATCAATTCGTGAATAACAGCTGGCTCATTTAGTATTGAACAAATCAATAACTCTTCTGAGCGCATTCGTAGTTCATTCATTATTATGCTCTGATATTAAATGTAGGTAGTACAAAGTCACTCTTTGTAGACTGTTTCTTTATGTTGCTCCACTTATCCATTTGCTCAATCCTGGAGAAATATTCTATCGTACAATATTTGTAATGGTTTTCCTTATGGAAGTCATCATTCTTAGCGTTGTTCATCGCTGTTCTTATATCTTCAATGTCATAGTGCTTAAGAATTTCTTTGTACTTACTAAGAACTTTCTTACTTATTAGTCTAGACTTCTTGTCAAATACTTCATTGAATAGTAATAATATTTTAGATGCATTGTCATTAGTGCATACCTTATTAAGTAGACTCAAGTCTCTTTCTATAGCTGAGATAATTAATGTGCGCTCCACACCAAATGGGCCAAACAAACTGTCTAGCACATGCTCTAAATTTTTATATTCCATTTTTAACTGTTTAAGTAATCATTAATACATTTAGTATTCTCCACAAACAACCTAGACTTCTTTCTATGGTTGATATAATGTGACACAGATGAATGGTCCATATTAAGTAAATCTCCTACCTTCATAAAGGTAGTATAAGTTCTAAAGTGTTCCTTGTGCTTATTCCACCACTTCAATAGATAATCTCTTCTATCTATGTGGTCTTGTCTTCTAGTACAACTATCTAATTCATAAGATGATACGGCAGACTCCAATAGTGTGTCAAAAATAGTCTTATGCTCATCCCATCCATTACCAACAATCCAATCTTCCCAACTCATATTAATCTAATTTATTATAAATAATACTAATTACAATTACAAACAAAATTGTTTTTATGTTTTCTAATACTTCTTTAATTTTGTAAATCATTTTCTATATGCATTATCTTGCTTCCTAACTTATTATAGAAGTCTATTATGATATCTACTCCATTACCTTCGGAATCAATTGTGTTTTGAATAAAGTTATATTGATTTTCTATCTGAGAAGTAACCTTATTGGTAAATACTTCTATAAATTTAGGATAAAATGTATTCCTAGTATCACCCATTGTTTCTATATCATGTAATGCACTCTTTAATTTAACATAAAATAACAATAATGATGTATGCTCTGGAGTATTCATTTGTACTTTACTTCCCGCTTCATCAATAGCATTGTATACTTCCATCAATAGATTAGAGTCTTCTTCTACTAATGACTTCATTAAGTCAGCAGTATGTTGTTCCATAAATGCAACCCATCTTCTAGCTTCTATCTTAAATCCGTACTTATAGTATGTCTTTTGCTCAATAACTTCATCTAAGTCATTAAGAGATGAGGAGATTTTCATTACAGCCCTAAGTAAATTAAGGGTGTCCATGTTCAGTTCTTCTTTTTCCATCTTAACTAGGTATTAGTATTGACAATGTGCTTGTACTTGCTTTCTTAATGATAGCCATAGGAACTATAACGCCATCTTTGTTAACCATTTCAGAGTAACCCATAGCTACAATCATCTCTCTCTCAATCTCCTTCTGAGTTTCTTTTAGCTTAGTTATCTGCTCATTTAGTTCAACCCATTCTTGATTATTAGTAAAGTCATACAGGGTAGGAGTAGCCTTCACCTGGAATGTACAACCTAATAACTTCTCACCTTGTGAATACTTATCGGCCTCTATGACAGCCTGTTCCTTTAGTCCGTCAATTATATTACTTGCTATCTCAGCTAATCCTTTAGCCTTTATGTATTGAGAAAGAGCATCTTCATGACCTTCCATAACGCTATGAACAACCTCATTGGCCATAGTCTTAAGGCTAGCCTTAGAGAAATTCTCCAAGGCTAATGATACGCTATTATCTTTTTCTTTAAATATATCTATCATGCTGTTATACTTTTATAATGATTATTACATAGAGTCTTGAACTCTTCTACTTGACTAATAGTAGCAGCTCCATCGAACTGAGCGGCAGTTGTTTTAGCCCACAAGATAAATTCTTTAGGGTCTTTAATAGTTGTGATTACATCATAGAAAGATTCTAATGATACACCATCTAAGGTAGGAGTCTCGGCTACTAATTCATCAACCGTTGCAGGTATCTTCTTGGCTCTTGTCTTCTTAACTAAACCTTCTATGTTTGCATCTGCATCAACTACAGGCTCAACAACCTCAACCGTCTCAACAGCTACTGCCGCTGGCTTGAACTCTGGCTCTACTTCTTTAGGCTTCATCTTACCCCAAGTAAATCTTAGTTTTCTATTGTCATCCTTAGCGGCTAAGAAAGATAACTTACCTTCAGTAAACTCTGAATACCAAACCCAATCCTTAATCTTAAGATTGTATGTTTGCTTAGGTCTACCACCATCTTTGCTCCATTCGTTTTCGTTTAACTTAATACTTATTAGTGGGTAGTCATATAACTCTCTGCCTATACCTAAGTTAAAGCAAGCTCTCTAGAAAGCATCAGAAGCTCTACCCTTTTGTGCTTCGGTCATAGATTCAGTACCTACATCCCATATCCAC